GCCTTGATAAGTTTTGTCAAATCTTTTATACTCTTCCGTATGGTTAAAGCTTATTTTGCAATATTTGCCCACTCTGCCTTTTTTAAAAAGTTTTCTAAAATCTTTTATATTATTTGTCCCTTTTGCGTCCAATATAGCACCATTTTTTAAAACTACTTTGTTTAATTCGGGTGCATATTTATGTGTTTCTATGCCTAATATGTTTTTCATTTTTATATCCTTTGTTTTATGTTTTAATTTGTTTTAGCTAATAAGCTTAATAAGATGCTATGATTAGCACCCTATAAGATTATCTATTTATATAGCTAGATTCTTGAGCTTCATTATATTTAGCCGTGCTATCTGTAGCAATAACTATTACATATGATAATATAAAAGCAAATGCAGTAATTACCGTAAGTGCCTTTAAATTGTCTAAAGTTTCTTTTTTCATCTTTAAATCCTTTTGTGTTTTGATAGTGTTAGTATAATATATTTTATTAGTTATGTCAAGATAAAAGTAGATAAAAGTAAAAGAATTTAATAATTTAATTTATATGTTACAAAATGTAGCAATGTAGTTATTCTATATATAGTAATTTTATAGGCAGAAACTAACGAGTTTGTTAGGTGGTTGAGATGTTGGGATGGTGCGTGGGTAAAGGTTGTAGCATGATTATTGATCATGATTATTGTCTATATTCTATACACATATACCGTCTATATTCTATACAATGTTACGATTTATACTGCTTAATTGGGTTGCTTTGTAGTGTTTAATTTGGTTGATATTGTAGTACCCCCCCCTATGGTAAAATGATTGATTGAGATATATGTGTATGTCTACCATAAAAATATTCCAAAATCTACCCATAAAACCAAGCTAGCCCACCATAAAAATATTTCAACTATTCCCCATAAAATTGACATAACCAACGACTTTCTGTTATAGTAGCAAAATACATAATAAAGGATATACATGGAAGTATGTGAATACTGTAATAAAGAGTTAAAGAGTAAAGGTGGATTAACAATACACTTGAAGAGCTGTAAGAGTAGAGTTAAAGATAAACCAATTACTGCTGAAGTATGTGGAGTAGAGTCTGATTATTATTCAGGTCATCCAAGAAGAGAGTTGAAGCTGAGAGGACTACTTAGTAGGACACACAATAGGACTGAGAGAGAAAAGATATGTCAGATTATATTGACAGAGTGTAAATAGTATGATGATTGAGAAGCACGTTCAGAAACAGCTGAGTAAGGTTGTTGATGATCCAGAAAAAGGAAAGTATGCTGAATATGTATTAATGGTTCTTGGTGGCTCTAAGAAGGGAGATGCTTTAAAAGAAGTATTCCCTGATAGGCACAAGAGAGCTATGGAAAGAGCTGCTGGTAATCCTAAGGTTGTTGGTGCTAATGTAAAGAAAGAGATTAATCACATTGAGAGAACCAAGATATGTAAGCAGTTATTTGAACAGAGTCATAAGACTTGGTGGATTCAGTTCTTAGATAAGAAGCATAAGCTATATGAGAACCTTTATGGTTTAGCAATAGATGGTGATGTAGTGCCAAGAGATAGAATTGCTGCTTCTAAGGTTATGTTGGAACATATGCCTAGTTTTCAAGAAGATATTAATGTTAAGGTTGAGGTTAAGCAGAGTAAAGAGGACTTTGTTGCTAATCTAAGAAATATGCAGTTACAATTATTTCGCCAAGCTAACAATAAGGAAGACCTGGATACAATGGAGGCTGAGATTATAGAAGAAGGAAAAAATAATGAAGCTAATAAAAGACTTGGGGATGCAGTTCCCAACAAGCAAGAGCAAGAATAAATGCAGATATGGGGTGTATCTGTGCGAAGAGTGCAAGACTGAATACAGAATGCAGGTTCAAGATGCCAAGAGGTGTAAGGAAAAGTGCAATAAGTGCTTAAAGAGAACTCACGGTCAATCAGCAAGCAAAGCATACAAAAGATGGGCATCTATGAAGACAAGATGTACCAATCCTAACCACGAAGGGTTTAAAAATTACGGAGGAAGAGGAATCACTGTATCAGAGGATTTTTGCGACTTCGATAAATATATCAAATATGTCAATAGCTTACCTAATAATAATAAACCCGGGTACACTGTAGACAGAATTGACAATGATGGCAACTACGAAAGAGGAAACCTAAGGTGGAGTTCGCACTCATCACAAGGTCTAAACAGAAGAACAGGTAAGTATCTAGGAGTGAGAAAATCAGGCTCAAAATTTAGATATGCAAGAACATTGGCCGGGAAGTATTTGTCTTTTGGCACATACAATACAAGAGACGAAGCCTTATCAGTTGGCAAGAAAAAATACGAAGAATATATACAGGAGAATATAAATGAATAACTTAACAAAATCATATGACCCAGATGATATATTTAGAACTCCATTCTGGGCAAACGAGAGAGGGCTAAAGAGTATTGTTAGTCCAGATAATAGAGCCAAGGGTGAAGCAATAATGCTTTTTGGTCAGACTTATTTCAAGGAACACTTTCCAAGTAAGCACCCAGCTATCCATACAGATATGTTGGCTCTAATGAACAGCAAAGCAAGTCTGAAATGTGTGGCCTACCCAAGAGGTCATGCCAAGTCTACAGTAGTTACTTTTCTTTTAGCCCTTTATCGGATTGTATTCCAAGAAAGAAAGTTCATAGTAATTGTATCAGAATCTGAAGATAAAGCAAAAGACTTTGTTTTAAGGATAAGAGATGAGTTAGAGTTTAATAGGAAGCTAATTAGAGACTTCTCCCCTGAGGGTAAGTTCAAAACTACTGATTGGGCTAAGACTGACTTTACTACAACTACTGGAATTAGGGTTGTTGCTAAGGGTGCAGGTCAATCACTGAGAGGTTTAATTCACCAAGATACTAGACCTGATATGATTGTTTTAGATGATATTGAGACTAATGAAACTGCTGGTACTGATGCTGTTGTTAACTTTATACTTACTGATGTTATCCCTTCTGCAAACCGAAGAGGGGTATATGATATATGTTATGTAGGTACTATTATTAGAGATATGGCTGCACTACATAGGATGCTGATTAATCCACAGTGGTCTAGTGCTAAATATGAGTGTATAGACGAGAATGATAATATGATTGCTCCTATGTTATTACCTAGAAGTGAATATGAAGCTCAAAAGAAGATGTACCAAGATTTAGGTAAGATGAGTATATTTTATGCAGAGAACCACAATAATCCTATGGTAGCTGATGATGAGATGACTTTTAAAGAGGAATACTTTCAATATGTAGATAAAGAACCTGAGGGGTGTAGGTACTATATGGCTTATGACCCAGCAATGCCTCCTAGTGGAAGAACTAAGATAAAAAGAGTTGATAGAAGTGCAATCATTATTCTTGCTGTAGACCATAATGAGAATTGGTATGTTGTTAAGATTATTGCTAACAGGGCTACTCCTAGCGAGAATAGAAAGTTATTAGGTAATCTAATGAAGAAGTATAAACCATATGTTACATGGATGGAAACTATTGCTGCTCAAAGAGCTATGTTTATGGAGATACAAGACTATATGAGGAATCAGAACATTAAGGTACCATTCAGAGAGATTTACAGTCAATCTGGTTCTAAAGAGGGTAGAATTGAGCAACTACAACCACTGTATGAAAGTGGCAGAATTTATCATATAAAGAGTCCAGAAGTTACAGAACTAGAGAGAGAATTAATGCTATTTGGTAGAACTCCACATGATGATAGGTCTGATGCATTGTCTTTCTTTATAGGTAGAGTAAAGTATCCTCAAGTTCCTGTAAGGGCTATGAATACGACGATTGACCCTTGGGACAAATACTTCAATAAAGGAACCAAAGCTGACTGGAAAATACTTTAGGCTGGAGTACTGTTAAGATAAAATTAAGAAGTGTTATGTGATAATTCTGTAGTAAGGAGAAAGCATGAGTAAGTATAATTATAAAGAGATTGCAAGTAGATTCGTATACCAAGACGGAAGTTTAATAAGAAGGTGCAATATAGGGAATCAAAAAAAAGGTAGTATTGCTGGGTATTTGACTAAAAAAGGGTACAGGGTGGTAAAAATAAATCAGGCATCATGCTTAGAGCATATCGTAATTTGGGTTCTCTTGAAAAAAAGATTACCAACTGGAGAGATAGACCATATTAATAGAATAAAGCATGACAACAGAATAGAGAATCTAAGAGATGTTTCCAAGTCTGTAAACTCTATAAATAGGGCAGCCAGCGATATTGACAGCGTAGATATTCTTGAGACAAACAAAGGGGCAATTTTAAAAATAACGAGAAAAGGAAGAGTAATACAAAGAAAATTCCAAAGCAAGGAGAAAGCTAGATTCGCAGCAAAAAAGATGGAAGTAAGATGATCCAAATTTTGTTTAAGTTGAGATTAAGCTTTAAGTGTGCTATAATCTGAATAGAAGGATGACTATGACAAATACTAGTAAAAAATCAAGTCAGCTAAATGAAAAAACTATTCTTGAGCCATTAGAAAGATGGTTCCAAGAAGATTCTAGCTGGGACTCAGATTATCGTGATAATGCTAAAGGTTGGTATGAGTACTACCATGGTACTCAGTGGACTTCTGAAGAAGTAGCTGCTCTTACTGAAAGAGGACAAGCAGTAATCACATTCAACCATATTAAGCCAGCAATAGATTCAATTATAGGTTCTGAAAGACAGAATAGACCTAAGGTTACTATGGCAGGTAGAACTCTTGATGACCAGAATGCAGCTCAAGTTAAAACTAGTCTATATAATTATATTAGCTATAGTTCAAAGTCAGATGATGAGATAGATAAGTTTATTAAGGATGCTTTTGTTTCTGGTAGAGGATGGATGTATGTTTACCCAGAACTAGAAGGCGATAAGTTTAATGACCTTAGACATACTCATATAGACTATAGAGATATGTTTATAGACTCTATGTCTAAAAGAGATGATATGTCAGACTGTAGAAGACTGCATAGAGCTGTGTTTACAGACGAAGATATTATTAAGCAATCATTCCCTAACTATACAGGTTCTTCAGGTAATGAGAATGACCACTTTGTATCTTCTAGTGAAGACGGTATGTGGTACGAGAAAGGTGATAGAACTAGGCCTAGATTAATTAATTCTTGGTATAGAGATGAAGAAGGTAATATCACTACTGTTATGTGGGTCAAAGGTCAAATACTTTACTTCAAGAAAGAGCCATATACGCTAGATAAGTTCCCATTTGTTCAATACACTGTTGATAGAGATATAAACAATACTCCTTATGGTTTAGTTAAAGGTATGGTAGATGCTCAATCTGAGGTTAATAAGAGACACTCTAAAGCACTACACTACTTAAATGCTAAACAGGTTCTTGCTGAAGAGAATGCTTTCGTTGATTGGACAGAAGCTAAGAAGACTCTTGCTAAACCTGATGGTATTACTAAGTTACAAGATGGTGCCCTAGCTAATGGTACGGTTCAGGTTATTGACAACACTCCACTTGCAGGTACTCATATTCAATTATTAGAGCTAGCAAAGAGTGAAATACTTAGTGTTGCTGGAATCAATGCAGCATTTATTGGTCAGTCAGGACAGTATGAATCAGCTAAGAAAGCAGGTATGAGTATATCTCAGTCTCAAACTACACTTGTTCCTATTCTAAATAAGCTTAGAATTGCTAGATATGATTTAGCAGATATTACTATGAAACTAGTTCCTGATTTCTATACAGAAGAGAGAATGATTAGAATAATTGAACCTAATGGTCAATATAGCTTTATGCCTGTAAATCAAACTACTTTATTTGATGATGGTACTATTGGAAAAGTTAATGATATTACTAGCCAAGATGTTGATATTATGATTGAAGATGCTCCAAGAGGTCTTAATGAGAGAGAGGAACAATTTGCTCAACTGCTACAGATTCAAGGTCAAACAAGCAGACCAATCCCTATGGAGATTCTATTAAGATATTCCAGCATTAAAGATAAGCATCAACTAGCTGGAGACTTAGAAAATTATTATGGTATGGAAGGTCAACTACAACAGGCTCAAGGTTATATTGAGCAACTACATAACCAGATAAAACAACTTGGTGGACAGATTAACCAACAACAATCTCAGATAGTGCAAACACAGACTGCACGAGAAGTAGACAAAGAGGTAGCTAAAGCCAAAGAGGATATGGGACTATAGTCCTTGGTCAAGCTGGACCACATAAACGAAGCGTTTACAATACGGAGGTAAACTAATATGTCTGATAATTTAGACTACATTCAAGAGCTTGGTATAGGCTTAGAAGATGCTACCCAAACGGATGCTGAAACGAACAATACTATTAATGAATCCGAAAAGGATTTAAGCTTAGATTCTGAAGAACCTACCCTAATAGATGGTGATTCAAAAGATAACATCAATGAGGATACAGAGCCTAAAATTGATGAGGGTATGCAAAAGCAGATTGATATGTTAGAGAAGAGGATTAAAGATAAAGATGACTACATCAATGTTTTAAGAGAACAATCTAAAAGCAAAGAAGCTGAAGCAGACATAGACGAAGGTGATACTACTGATGACTTTTGGGATGACCCAGAGGCAAAGTTTAAACAAATGCAAGACACTATAAGACTTCAACAAATGCAAATACAGGAAACTATTTATGCAAATACTGTTGACAATTATTGGAAGACTGTTAATCCAGAAGCCTTACAAGAGGCTGTAGCTACTGACCCAGAGTTCGGTAAGGAGTTTAATAGTAGTTCGGAGCCATATAAGATTGCATATGAGTATCTAAATAAAAAAGCAACACAGAAGAAGACTGATGCTGATTCTTTAAAAGAGTCAATTCGTCAAGAACTTATTAAAGAAATGGGACTAGAAAAGAAGTCACCCAAGAAAGAGGTAGTTCCTAATATGAATAACCTTGGTGGTAGTTCTGGTTCTAAGTCTGAAGTTCCTGATGATGGGTTCTCTGCTGTGTTCGGACAATAATAAAACAAGGACAAAACAATGGCAAATACAAGTATTTTAACTTCACATGGATTATCTCAAACTCAATGGGAAGCTGGATTATATTCAACATACCAAGAAAAAACATTCTTTGGTAAATTTAAGGGAACTGATGAGAACTCTCCAATTCAAGTAAAAAGAGAACTTTCTAAATCAGCTGGTGATACAATCAAGTTCGGATTAGCAGGTACACTTACAGGTGCTGGTGTTACTGGAAATACTCCATTAACTTACACAGGTACTAATGGTGTTGGTTCTGGTAATGAAGAAGCAATGACTTTCTATGACCAAGGTGTAGCAATAGACCAAATCAGAAATGGTGTTAGAATTGCTGGTGCAATGGATGAGCAAAGAGTAGCTTTCTCATTAAGAAATCAAGCTAAGAGTCAGTTAACTGAGTGGATGGCTAGAAACGAAGATGCTGCATTATTTACAGCAATCAATGGTGCAGATGTTATTGATATCTCTGCTACTTATAGTTCTTTATCTTTAGATTCTATTGTTAGAATGAAAAAAGAAGCTATGTTCCCAAGTGGTGCAACTAAGAAGATTAGACCAATCGCTATGAAAGATGGTGAAGAAGTATTCATTATTGGTGTTAACCCTGCTGATGCTGAAGTTCTTAAGACTTCTGCTGACTACAAGACTATCCAAGCTGATGCTGGTACTAGAGGTAATGGTAACAGATTATTTACTGGTGCTATTGGTTACTACAATGGATGTATTATTCATGAGCATTCAGGATTTGCAGAAGGTGCTCCAGTATTAATTGGTGCTCAAGCAGCATTCTTAGCTTACTCAAATGAAGTTGTTTATGGTGAAGAGTCTTTTGACCACGGTAACCAAAACTCATTTATGATTGGTTCAATTAGAGGTGTTGAATTAGCAGTGTTTAATGACGGTGTTAGTAATGCAGGTTCTCATGGAGCAATCAAATTCGATATCACAGCTGCTTAGTAGCTAAACTATCAAAGCACAGGGGGTTCTCCCTTGTGTATTTTACACTAAAGGAAAACAATGACAGTTAGAGACTTATTGCAACAAACAAGGGACTCACTACAGGATTCAGATGGAGCTTATTGGTCTGATTCAGAATTATTAAACTATTACAATAGTGGACTTAAATCTTTAGCAGCAGAAAGACTAGAGGAGCCAACTACAATTACTGTTAATCTTCTTGATGGTGTAAACGAATATATAGTTAATGATGTATTGAGATATATTTCTGCTAAGGATAATGAGGGTACTAAATATACTCTATATCCAGATGATGAGAGTGGTGAAGATGATAGTAAAGGTATTATCGTTTTAGACTACAATAGAATATATGTCAACACACCAGTGACAGACATTGCTCTTGCTGTAAAGCATATCTCTATTCCTGCTAATGAAAACCTAAACAGTGATGTTAGGGCAGGTGATGAGAATGCACTTAAGTGTTATATGCTAAGCAAGGCATATGAGAAAGAAAGTGATATGGAAAACTTCCAGAAGACAACATACTTTAGAGACCAATACTACAGAGAAGTTAATGTAGTTAAAAAGAACTCAAGAGTAGGCTATCAAGCTAAAGCAGAAACTACACAAGGATATTTTTACTAATGGCAAAAGCAATACTAGATATATCAATTGAGCAAGGATACCCATACTTGTTTGTATTAAATATGGATGACAGTGATGGGAATGATTTAGAGAACGACTATACTTGTTGGTTCGAATGTGACTCAATAGGTAAGCTACAGTTTGGTGTTGATGTTGATAAGTATTCACTTACTATATCAAAAGAAGATACTGGTAGATTAGATACTAACCTAGAAGAATATGTGGTATATACTGTAAAGACTTCAGATGGAACTTATGATAAATTACTATCTGGTAGAATGCACATAGATGCAAAAGTGAGAACATAATGAAGATAGACTTAACAGAAGAGAACAACAATCAAGTTATTAATATAACTAAAGGTGCTACGCAAACGAACCTTGATAATGCAATTGCAGCAGCAAGAGAAGCCAGAGATACTGCTATTACTCAAGCGAGCAATGCCTCAGGCAGTGCATCATCAGCAGCAAGCAGTGCTTCAAGCTCAGCAAGTTCAGCATCTACGGCAACTACTAAGGCTAGTGAAGCATCAACAAGTGCCACATCAGCTTCTGGTTCAGCTTCAAGTGCATCAACAAGTGCAACTACAGCTACAACGCAAGCTGGCATAGCTACTGATAAAGCAGGTGAAGCAAGTACCTCAGAAGTTAATGCTGGTAACTCAGCTACGGCAGCAGCTAACTCAGCATCAGGTTCAGCTACTTCAGAAAGCAATGCGGCATCAAGTGCTACGGCATCTGCAAACAGTGCAAGCGCAAGTGCATCATCGGCAACACAAGCGGCAAATTCAGCAAGTACGGCAGCATCAG